CAAAAACGCGCATGAGCGCCGAGGAATGGAAAGACGTACTGACAGCCGCTTTCGAGGGCGAAACGTCGCCACGGCTGGCTATGGGGCTAAATGGAGGGGTTGTTATGCTTGGCAGACGAACGAGCAAATACACCAAGGCTCGATTCTCTGAATGGCTGGATTGGCTGATGGCAGCAACGCACCACGCGGGAGTAACTCTTGACGAAAGCTGAACGGGAATGGCACGCCAAGGTCAGAGACTTGGGCTGTATCGTTTGCCGGTTGTTCCACGGTGTGCGCTCTGACGGGGATATTCACCACGTTTTGTCGGGCAGCAAGCGGGCGGGTGAAATGTTTGTGATATGCCTGTGTCCGACCCATCACAGGAGCGGCAGAAACACCCCTGAGTATGTCAGTCGGCATCCCTGGCGCAAGGAATTCGAGAAGCGATACGGGACAGAGCAAGAATTGTTACAACAAACGGAGCAGCTATGTGCCAATTTTCAACGGTAGACGAACGAAAAGCGTTAGAAGTTCTTCACGGAATTTGCTCGGCATTTCTTGCGTTTGGCCAGGCGCAAAGCGATTACTCTGAAACAGAACTTGCTGAGGGGGTGTGCATGGAGTTGCTGGTTCAGGATATGCGAATCACAATCGAGACAGGGCCGGAAGTGATTGCCGAAATTGAGACAGCTAAAGCTATTCAGAAAGCAGCCCATGTTAATTGACGATTGCCCGACGATTCAATGCTTGGTAAGGAAAGAATTTTTGTATAACGAGAAAGAAGGTCACGGGGAGTTCGTCAAAGCGGTAATTTTCGGGGTGCGGGCAGAACCTGCGCGAGTTCCCATGTTTCAAGTCATGTTGGAATCGGGAGCGCAATGGGCGCGAGTGCCAATAAACAAGATTTGTTTACAGCCTTGCGAACAGTTACCGATTGAGCAACTAGTGTGGTGGGACTCGTATGGCTATGAGTTTGCGGTGCATCAATTCTCATTCCTGAAAAACCACAAAGTCACGGCGCTCGGCAGGGATGGGGTTATCCGAACGGGAAATTACTTGTTCACCCTTGATTGGATGAGAACGGGGTGGTCAGAAACGCCGGATCAGCACAAGAATCACCACATTATCGCCTTGCAAACTGGGCAGTTGATTGCTTACCCAAACAACCGGCTTGTGTGGCTCGACCCGTCTTGGATAGAACCTGCGCCCGACAAGAACTGGAAAACGCCCACGAAAGCAATTTTTGTTGAGGGTTTATGAGACGCGCTGCAAAGGTCGATGCAAATCATGTTGAAATTGTTACTGAGTTCAAAATGCGTGGATGTGCTGTGCTTAGCCTTGCACCTATGGGTAGAGGCGTGCCTGACCTGTTGGTTGCGTTTGGGGGCGTTACTTGGTTTGTCGAAGTCAAAGGGAAGAAAGGCAAGGAAACGGAGGATCAACAAAAGTTTGCGCTCCAATGGACGGGGTGCAGAGCAATCGTCCGAGACAAGCAAGGGGTGAAGGATACAGTCGAAATTATGATTGCTCAGATGGTCAAATTACGTGCTTGACTGGCTGATAAATTCAGAATATCATAGTGAAATTGCTGAAAAAGGGTGAAAAATGGCAAAATATAACGAATCAGCGGCGGCGTTTGTTAGTGTGCTGTTTCACTCGTCAACCGTCACGCACTTCATGCACCTGCAAACCAAGAGTTTCGCGCAGCACATGGCGCTTGGTGAGTATTACGACGCAATCGTTGAGCTTGCCGACAAGTGGGCAGAGGCTTATCAGGGGTGCTACGACATCATCACGAACTACCCCAAGGACTTCCACCTGGCTACCGAGCCGGTCAAGTATCTGACGCAAATTAAGGACTTCGTGGACGACATTCGCAAGGATTTGCCCAGCGAAAGCCAGCTTCAAAACATCGTGGACGAGATTGCGGATCAGATTGATTCGACCCTCTACAAATTGCGCTTTCTTAAGTAATAACATAAATTAAGTATGTTAACAATTTCTGTTACAAATCAACGACATGGCTGCTAGAAAACGGAAAGTTGTGTTGTCTGATGCTTGGAGAGAGAAAATCCAAGCCAGTCAGATCATGAATCGCCTTCTAAAGCACGTTGAGGGCGAGATTGAGCTATCGAACAGCCAAGTAAAGGCAGCGGATATTCTGCTGAAAAAGGTCGTTCCTGACTTGGCTAGGACTGAAAACGTGGGTAATGAGGGCGGGCCGCAGGAAATGGTGATCCGATGGGCAGACTCGAAGTAATCCTGCCTTACTCGCCGCGACCGGCATTCCTACCGTTCCATGCAAGAACGCAGCGGTGGGGATGCTTAGTAGCCCATAGGCGGGCAGGGAAAACGGTCGCAGCTATCAATGACGTAATTCGTGCAGCAGCTACTTGTAAGTCAGCTTTCCCCCTGTTTGGCTACATAGCACCGTACCGCAGCCAGGCTAAAAGCGTGGTTTGGGACTATCTGAAGAACTTCGCTCAGCCGATCATTTTGGACAGCAACGAGGCCGAACTGACGGTGACGCTTATGAACGGGGCGAAAGTAAGGTTGTTCGGTGCTGACAATGCCGACGCTATGCGTGGTCTTGGCTTTGACGGGATTTACATGGACGAGTATGGCGACTTCAAGCCTAGCGTTTGGGGAAACGTTATCCGTCCAGCATTGTCTGATAAACAGGGGTGGGCGGTGTTTGGTGGTACGCCCAAAGGTAAAAACCAGTTTTGGTCGATTTATGAAAACGCCATTCGTTCCCCTCACGAATGGTTCCTGCTGCGCCTGCCCGCTTCTTCGTCGGGGCTGCTTCCTCCATCCGAGCTTGCAGCAGCTAGGGCGCAATTGTCCGAGGATCAGTATTTGCAGGAATACGAATGCTCATTTGAAGCTGCAATCCTCGGAGCTTTTTACGGCACAGAATTTAGAGAACTTGAGCAGCAAGGGCGTGTAACAAGTATTGATGTTGACCCGAGCGTACCTGTGCATACCGCGTGGGACTTGGGCTATCGGGATGACACAGCTATATGGTGGTATCAAGTCTTGCGGGGAGAAATTCATGTTATCGACCATTACGCGGTATCGGGCGCAAACATTGAAGAACTCGCGCAGGTTATCAAGAGCCGAGGTTATCGCTATGGTAAGCATTGGCTACCGCACGACGCAAAGGCTAAGACCCTTGCAAGCGGCGGCAAGTCCATCATTGAGCAGCTTGGGGCGCACTTGGGGATTGGATCGCTGGCTATCGTCCCTGATTTGTCGATCCAAGACGGCATCCAGGCAGTAAGGAAGATGCTCCCGATCACTTGGTTCGACAACAAATGTTACGAGGGCATCGAGGCATTGAAGCAGTATCAGCGCGAGTACGACGAGGATAAGAAAGCATTCAGACAGACCCCGCGACACGATTGGACTAGCCATCCCGCAGATGCTTTTCGTATGATGGCAATCGCATGGAAGCAAGAGCCGGTAATCAGAGCGCCGGACAGAGAGAAGCCTCTGATGGTAGGCCCGACAAACACAGTTACCCTTAACGATATGTGGTCGACTGTTAAACAGAAAGGATCAAGAATATGAGCGGCGTTTCGTATCCCTACGCGTATGCGTATGAAACCGTTGCAGCAAGTCAAACCGCGCAGGTACTGGGCGGCGCTGGCGCGAAAGGCGATTATGTCCATCGCTTGATCGTGGTCGCAGCGAATAACACCGCGTCTAACGTAACGCTGATTGATGGATCGACCAGCATCGTCATTACCGGCGCGACGACTCCCGTCGGCACTTATAGCCTCGAATTGAACATGGCAGCGGCTACCGGCCCGTGGAAGATCACGACTGGCAGCGGTGTGAGCGTCATTGCTGTTGGAATCTTCACAGCATGATGAACAAGCCGGGGCTGTACGCCAACATCCTAGCTAAGCAAGAACGAATCAAAGCCGGTTCGGGCGAGAAGATGCGTAAGCCAGGCGATCCCGGTGCGCCGACTGCTAAAGACTTCCGCGAATCTGCTAAGACTGCAAAGCCGGAGAAAAAATGAGCGCAGCGTGGACTCGTAGCGAAGGCAAGAATCCCCAAGGTGGTCTGAACGCCAAAGGACGAGCTTCGTACAAAGCTGAGACGGGCGGCACATTGAAGCCACCGGTCAAGGCAGGCGATAACCCGCGCAGAGCGTCATTCTTGGCACGAATGGGTGCAATGCCCGGGCCAATGGAAAAGAACGGTAGTCCTACTCGATTGGCATTGGCGTTGAAAGCGTGGGGTGCGTCTAGTAAAGAGGATGCTCGCGCAAAGGCTAGTGCAATCTCGGAGCGTAATCGTGACTGAACAAGAACGTCTAGCGGCGGCGCTTGAGTATCAGCAAGCACAGCAACCGGCAAGGATGAACCCTAACCTAGCGCGTCAAGGTGCGCGAGGGCGGGAAAACATGATGCCGCCTACATCCATCATGGACGAGCGTTATCCGGCTTTCAAGCGCAATCAAGAAGATGTAGAGAAACTGATGCTCGGGCTAGACATTGTTGGATCGGCTATCCCGCTTGCTGGCCCTGCGGCTAAAGGTGCGGTGGCGCTCGGCAAATACTCTGCACCACAGATAGCACAAGCACTAGAGAACTACACGTTCAAGACCGGCATGGCGTTGCCGGTTGCTCCTATTGGGCCGAAGAAACAAGCGTTGATCGATGCGGGGTACTATCATCCGATTGGTGGGGGCAAAAAATTAGAAGTGCCAATCTCAGAAATGTTATTTACGGCACAAGAAAACACGCCAAAAGTTGCAAGAACCATTATTTCCCCTGAGTCTATGCAGGGCAGCACAATTATTCCTGCGGTTGGCGACAGAACCGCAGCAGGAATGCTGCTGACTGATATTGGTGGTAAGCCATTGAACAGTCCGGTGCAGCTTGAGGGCGGCGCAGACTTTATGCGTACTCATGCACCTTATGGGGCGGCTTGGGCATCCGATAAGGGTGTGATCACCGCGCTATCTAAAAAAGTGCGAGAGGCTGGCGAAAAGGGCGATGTATATATGCCGCACGTGGCTATGTCTCATACTAGCGGTGATTTTTCTAACATGATGGCAGATGCATTGTTAGAACAGATGCGTGCAACAAACATTTCCAAAACTGCCAAACTAGAATTTGACCGTTCGATGCGAAAAGTGCGTCCCGAATGGAAAGGCATTGACGATCCTGAAACACTTGCCGACATGAAAAGCAATGGCGCAATCAGGACTGCTTTCGTTGCCGAAGCTAACTTAGACAAATACGCAAACAAAGGTTTTCCAAGCATAGCCCGCACGCGGGTGGCTATTACCGACCCTAACCTGATGGATGTGCCAATTCATTCAACGGGCTACACGGTGGCAAAAATGAATCCGCAAGGATTGGTTATTGATCAGCCTCAAGCGCCGCATGGCAGCTACTCGCATCAACTTGGCGGCACGTATGCTGGTGGCTTTGAAAAGCCAATACCAAGGGATATCATGTTTCCTAACTTTTATGCCAAACGCCGAGCAATGGGCGCGGATGTAGCGGGTGACATGAGATCATTTCAACTGGGTAACCCGGTGCAGGTGGGAAATCAACAATGGTTAGACGGGGTTATGAGATATCTACAGGGTCGCTGATTTTGAGCGCGTGCCGAAGCTGCCGATAGACAAGAAGTAACCTTTTTTCGGTTTCCTCAGAAAATTCTTTAGGTTCGGATTGTTCGCTCTCAATAGCTGAATGAATGAAAGTGACTAAATGTTCAAAAACTATGTTGTTATCTTCCATTTTTGACTCCTTGTAAACTTTGTTGAGTATACCATTAAACACACAAATGTTGACAAGAAAAGTTAATTAGATCAAGACGATGGAAATTGAAACAAAAGGACGTGGAGCGCCGCTAGGCTTGGGCGATCAAAGAGATCATTGACAAACAGCGAACAAAAAGCCGTAAACATACTAGGACGAGAATAATGGAAGAGCAAAGCACAGGCTTGCAAAAGCTGCTGCATAACGTCGCAGCGTATGACGGTGACTTTAAGAAGTGGGAAGCCCGCGCTCAGAAGATCATCAAACGTTACCGAGACGACAACCGCAGTCAGAACACGAACGAGACTGCGAAGTTCAATATCCTATGGTCAAACGTTCAGACGCTGATCCCTGCGGTGTATGCGCGTCTGCCCAAGGCTGATGTGTCGCGTCGTTTCGGCGATAACGATCAAGTGGGACGGGTTGCCTCGCTGCTGATAGAACGTGCGCTCGACTTCGAGATTGAGCATTACCCCGATTTTCGCAGCACGATGAAGCATTCAGTCGAGGATCGTTTCCTCGGTGGTCGCGGTACATCATGGGTGCGGTATGAGCCACACGTTCAAGCTGTCGGTATGCCCGAGGATGGGTTGGAGATTACCGAGGATATTGACGAGCCGGAGGCGAACAATCAAGTCTTGGCTGGCGAAGAACCGCTAGAGCAGATCGAATACGAATGCGCTCCCGTTGACTATGTGCATTGGAAGGACTTCGGGCACTCCGTTGCCAGGACATGGGAAGAAGTTACCGCTGTGTGGCGATGGGTTTACATGACCCGCGAGGCATTGGTAGAGAGGTTCGGTGAGGAAGTCGGCAACAAGATTCCTTTCGATGCAGGCCCTGATACTCTCAAGCAATACGGGCAATCCACCAAGGAACACACCCGCGCAAAGATTTGTGAATACTGGGACAAGGAAACCGGCAAGGTTTACTGGTTCAGCAAGTCGATGCCCAACATCATTGACGAGCGCGATGACCCGCTAGAGTTGGAAGGATTCTTCCCCTGCCCGCGCCCGTTATATGCCACAGTCACAAGCGATACCCTCGTCCCTGTCCCTGATTTTGTGCTGTATCAGGATCAGGCTAACGAGCTTGATATTCTGTCTGACCGCATCGATGGGCTGGTTAAGGCTTTGCGTGTGCGCGGTGTGTACGACGCTTCTCAGCCTGCATTGCAGCGACTGATGACCGAGGGCGAGAACAACGCTTTGTTGCCGGTTGATACTTGGATGGCTTTCGGCGAGAAAGGCGGCTTGAAGGGCGCGATTGACTTCCTGCCCATCGACATGATTGCTCAGACGCTGATTCAATGCTACCAAGCGCGAACGGAAATCAAGAATCAAATCTACGAAATCACAGGTCTTTCGGACATTATCCGAGGATCGTCGTTTGCGTCCGAGACAGCGACTGCACAACAGATCAAGGGGCAATACGCCTCGATTCGGTTGCGTGCCATGCAAGAGGATGTGGCGCTGTTTGCGACGGGCTTGCTCCGTCTAAAAGCGCAGGTTATTTGCACCAAGTTCACTCCCGAAACGATTCTCATGTACGCTGCTGCAAATCAGCTAGAACCGGAAGATCAACAGTTGATTCCTCAGGCACTTGCGCTGCTGAAAGATAAGCCCTTGCGGAATTTCCGCATCGAGGTCGCAGCGGATTCCCTTGTGCAGCTTGACGAACAACAGATGAAACGGGATCGGGCTGAGTTCATTGCCGCATTGGGAACGTTCCTGCGGGAAGCCTTGCCGCTTGGAACGCAAGCGCCGGAAATGATCCCCATGATCGGCGAAACAATGAAGTTCATGGTCGCATCGTTCAAGGGTGCGCGGCAGCTTGAAGGTTCGATTGACGCTGGAATTAACAAGATTGTGAACCGCCCGCCGCCACAGCCGCAACAGAATCCCGAAATGATGAAGATGCAGGCTGAACAGCAAATGACGCAAGCGAAGATGCAAGCCGATGCACAACTAGAGCAAGCCAAGATGCAAGCCACTATGCAGATTGAGCAGGCTAAATTGCAGCTTGAGCAAGCCAAGACGCAGCGCGAGGTCGAAATTGAGCAGATGCGGGCGCAAATGGACGCTCAGAAAATGGAGTTTGAGCGCCAAAAGGTCGAAATGGAGGAGCAATACAACCGGTGGAAAACGGAACTGGATGCAGCAACAAAAGTTACCGTGGCGCGAATTGGGGCGAATCCTGGCGTGGATATCCCGCTGGTTGAGGCTGCAACTGCCTCTGCTGAACGCATGACTGCCGAACTAGGCAACGGCGTGCAAATGGCGCTGCAAAACGTCGAGCGGCTACAGCAGGACATGGCGATGCTGCACGATCAGACTGCGGGCAAAATCGACAACCTAATGAATGTCATGGCTGCACCGAAACGCATTATTCGTGGGCCTGATGGCAAAGCTGTCGGGGTTGAAATCGCAACATGAACGGGGGTTGGGACACCGGTACTTGGGACGAAGCAACGTGGGATTACGTTCCTACGCTGATCGACCTTGATACGCATGACGGCGACAAGCTGAAAGATCGCTTTGCAAGGGAAAAGGCGGTACGGGAGGAGCGTCGCCGGGAAGTTCTCGCCCTGTATGAAAGAATTGTTGAGGGCAAGGAAGATATCCCCGAAGTTGTCGAGCCGCTCAACTACATAACCAAACAACAGATTTTGACAAGCAATCTTAATTTTGATAAATTGATTGCCGATCTTAAGAATGCTGAACAGATATGGCATCAGCACGTTGAAATTGACGATGAGGAAGTTCTGTTACTTCTATGAGAAAACGCTGGATTTATGTTGACGGTGAGGCGATAGAAGTTGGTGAATACCAACCGACTGCGGTGCACCATGTAATGCCCGACATTCAGCCTTATCAGTCCATGATTGACGGATCAATGATTACTAGCCGCAGCCGCCACAGGGAGCACCTGCAAGCGCATGGCTGCATTGAAGTCGGCAACGAAAAGATGGAAACGAAAGTTGCTTCGGTTAAGGATAACCGCAGAGAAGTATTGCGGGCGCAACTAGCAAATATGACTCACGCAGATGCAAACAAGATGTTGAACAAACTGCGCGATGACGCACGATTTACCCGTAACCCCCACAGGGAGAGATAAATGAGCGATCTAAACGCAATTGCACCAGTTGAAGATACCCGCAGAGAAAAGCTGCTGGAACAGTTTGATCAAGTCGAAAGCGCCCCCGAAGCTGTCCGCGAGGATGTACCCCGCGACGAGCAAGGCAAGTTTGCTCCGAAAGAACCCGAACAGACGATGATGCAGCAGGCGCAAGAGCCTGTTGAAGAGCCTGTGTGGAAACGCCCACCGGCTTCGTGGAAGAAGGATTATCACGACGTTTGGCAAACCGCTGATGACAGGATGAAGGAATACGCCTGGCAGCGCGAAGAACAAATGAAGGCAGGGGTTCAACCCCTGATGGAAAAAGCAAGGCTTGCGGATCAATTCCAAGAGGTGCTGAATCCGTACATGGACACTATCCGTGGGCTGAACATTGAGCCGACGCAAGCAGTCAAGGCTTTGATGGAAGCCGATCACGCATTACGTTTTAGCGACCCGCAGCAAAAGCAACAACTTTTTATGCGTCTCGCACAGCAGTACGGTGTGACTTTGGGCGGCGAGTTGCAAC